TCTTAAATATATATGTTATAACCTGTTGAATAAAGGAGAACAAATTATGAGTACTCGAGATCGTTATACGAAGATCATTGAGAGCTTAGTGAACGGAGACGAAGCATCAGCTTCAGATCTATTACATGAGGCTTTCGTTGAAAAAGCACGTGAAATCTGGAATGATATCGTCGAAGCAGATGAAATCGTTGAAGATGGCGTAGCAGAAGAAGAAATTGAAGAAGCTATCGGCAATGAAGAAGCTGATGATTTCCTTGATGACATTGAAACAGATGAAGATGAAATTGAAGCCGAAGAAGCGTTTGGTGAAGATGATAGTGAGCCAGAAATGGACGAACTTGAAGCTGCAGACGAATTAGGCGGAGATGAAGAAGCACCAGCAGACATAGACATGGACGGCGATATAGACGGACATGACGAAGAGCATGGTGACATCGAAGACAAATTAGTTAGTGTGGAAGACGCACTATCTGACCTTAAGGCAGAATTTGCTAAAATCATGGGTGACGAAGAAGCACCAGCTGAAGATCCAGAGATGGATATGGAAATGCCAGAACCAGAAATGGAAGAAGAATTTGCATATGAATCAAAAGATGAAGAAGCTGACGCAGAAGAAGTTACCGAAGAAACTACAGACGAAAGCGATGCAGAAGAACTAGAAGAAGCTGCAGAACTTAAATCAGTTAGCTCACCAAGTAATACAGGCGGCGATGATGGTAAAGCATCACCAGTTGCAGGCAAAAACGACATGGGCGGCAAAACAGTTGACATGACTAAAACAAGCAAAGGTTCTGACAAAGGTCTATCTGACAAATCAGCAAAAGATATGGGCGTTACACACCCAGGCGATGGTGCTAAACTATCACCTGAGACACGCGGCCATGGCGCTGAGAAGAAAGGTAAAGCTGAGTAATGTTTACATTAAAGGAACACCTTACATTCGATCAAGCTAAAATCGTAACTGAAGCCGTGGATAACGGCAAGGGCGGTAAAAACTTGTTCATGGAAGGTATCTTTGTCCAAGGTGCTAAACAGAATCAGAACCAAAGAATTTATCCCGTCAATGAGATTACTAAGGCTGTTAATTCAGTTCAAGGTAAAATTGACGAGGGTTATACAGTATTAGGCGAAGCTGACCACCCAGATGACTTACAAGTTAATTTGGATCGTGTGTCGCATATGATTGAACGTATGTGGATGCAAGGTAGTGATGGTTATGGAAGACTAAAATTGTTGCCAACTCCAATGGGAAATATTTGTATTACCCTTTTGGAAAATGGCGTTAAACTTGGTGTATCATCACGCGGTAGTGGTAATGTAACCGAGAGTGGAAATGTAAGTGACTTTGAGATCCAAACGGTCGATATAGTTGCTAACCCGTCGGCACCAGATGCTTATCCGGATCCACTTTACGAACAAATCATGAATGGCAAAAGAGGGAATATTTTACTCGACGTTGCTTCCGCAAAAACAGAAGATGATGCAGCACAAAAATACCTCCAGGAAGAGGTATTGAAGTTCATTGAATCACTAGATATTAGGAGAAAGTAATGGCTCATGCAATAGAACAACTCCTAAGTTCAGAAGTCCTATCAGAAGAAGTGCGTTCAACACTTTCCGAAGCATGGAATGAAAAACTAGCAGAAACTCGTGAAGAGATAACAACTGAATTACGCGAAGAATTCGCTAATCGTTATGAAACAGATAAAGAGCAAATGGTGTCCGCACTAGATAGCATGTTATCTGAGACAATTAAAGGCGAATTAGAAGAATTCCAAGCAGACAAGAAAAAAGCAGTTGAATCTCAAGTAGAGTATAAGCGTAAGATTTCAGAACATGCTGAATTACTTGATGGTTTTGTAATGGAAACTCTTAAAAAAGAGGTTACAGAACTACGCGAAGACAGACAGTTACAAGAAGGAAACTTTTCGAAACTGGAAGACTTTGTTATGGAACAACTTACTTCAGAACTTAACGAATTCCACCAAGACAAGAAAGACCTTATTGAACAAAAGGTAAAACTTGTTTCCGAAGGTAAAAATATGATTGCTAAAGCAAAAGCAGACTTTATTGATAAATCTTCAGGCAAACTAGCTGAAATTGTAGAATCTACAATTAAAACAGAACTAGGTATGCTTAAAGAGGA